CTACGCCTTCGACGAAGCGATCAACGTCCGGCCCTGCCAGTGGCACGCCGACATGCCGATCATCGTCGGGATGGACTTCAACGTTGATCCCATGTGCTGGGCGCTCGGTCACGACTTCTGCACGCACATGGAGTGGTTCAACGAAATATACCTTACTGGCACGAACACCGAGGCGAGCCTGAATGTGCTGTACGACTTCTACAAGGAGCACAAGGGCGGCTTCCGGTTCTACGGCGATTCGTCCAGTAAGTCGCGGCAGACCAGCGCATCGATCAGTGACTACCGCTGGATCACCAGCGACCCGCGCTTTACGCGGCTCGGGCGCACGATGCACATTCCCGCCGCCCATCCGGCAGTCAAAGACCGTCACGCATCGGCTAACGCCATGTACTCCAATGCGGCGGGCCGACCGCGGATGTTCGTTGACCCCCGTTGCAAACATCTGATCGAAGCCTGCAACATGCTCTGTTACCTACCTGGCACTACAGACGTGGATTCCCGGACCGGGTACGATCACATGGTCGATGCCCACACGTACCCCGTTCACATGCTGCACCCGCTCCCAAGTGGGCAGCGGATCGTACAGACGGTAACGGCACGGGCTTTCACGCGCTAAAGGAACTCCCAATGCAATATGGATCGTATACCAATCTCTCTGATGATGGAATGGATATTCAGGTCTGGGAGAACCAGGGCGCGATCGACACGCACCTGCGGATGGGCGAGCAGTCGAAAATCCAATCCATCATCACTAGCCCCTGGGTGATGCGATGGGTGGCGATGCCTGCAACCTACGCCGCCTACCGCGAGTTGCGGAAGGACCCGACCATCGCCCTGGCCCGTGCGATTTCCGTGGCCCCCGTGATCTGTGCTGAGTGGTCAGTGCGGAGTAAGCCGGGAACGTCCAAGGAATGGGAGGACAAGATCGCAAACGAATACCTGCCCTTGCGACAGGAGTTCGTGGAGCGTTCGATGCTGGGCAAGATCGATTACGGGTACGCCGGCTTCGAGCAAATCTTTCGCTACGACGAAGAGCGTCAGGAAATCTGCCTGGATCGGTTGAAGAATCTACTGGTGGACATTACGCAAATCCTGATCGCACCCACGGGCGCCTTCTGGGGCTTCGCTCAGCCTTACGTGGTCCTGTCGGTCCAGAATAGCTTGCTGATCCACTTCGACGTGGAGGGCTCGCAGTGGTATGGCACGCCGCAATTGGAATACCCCCGGCACGCGGTCGAAGAGTGGTTCAACGCCAACCTGGCAGCCCGGTACTACGACAAAAAGGTGTCCGGCGGATCGATCGAGGTCCAGCATCCTATCGGCACCGGCATCGACGACAACGGCAACATCGTCGATTACCAGGGGCAAGCCATCCTCGTGGGACGCCAGATCGAAGCCGGAGGGGTTTACACCCTGCCCAATGTGTCCGGACTGACTGACGACCGTGGCCAAGCGATTCCCGGATTCCAGGTCAACTTCAAGGCTCCACCCGGCGGCTCGCAGATCGACTTCACCCCGCGACTGGAATACCTCGACAAGTGCAAAATCCGGGCGATGCTCTTCCCGGAACGCGCCTTGATCGAGGGTTCGCACGGCACGCTGGCGGAAGCGGAAGCCCACGGTGATCTGGCGCTGATGGTGCAGGACTACCGGCACCGTCACATTACCGCCCTGCTGAACCGCAATTCGGTCGACGTGGTGCTGACGACCAATTACGGCCCAAAAGCCAAGGGAGCGGTCTGGCTTGAACCGTCGCCGATCGTGGATCAGAACAAGGGATTCCTTCGCGAGGTCTACAAGGCGTTACTGGCGAATCCCCAGGCGGTCCTGGAGATGTTCCCTGAAGTAGACCACAAGTCCCTTGCCGAGCAGCTTGGTGTACCGGGTGAAAACGATACGGCGCAATCCGCCCTTCCAGTCGCCACGCCAACCGTGGAGCCCGGGGACCTTCCGCCGAATTCTCCCGTAGCGGCGGCCATCCGTGGGATTTACAGGGAACTGGGGATCGACAAGCGACAAGGAGTGAAGGCCAGTAAGACGCCGCAAGAGGAACGGTTGGAGCCCTACCGGCTGGACGGTGGAGCGGCGGAGTTACCGCCCGCGCTCGGGCTCCCCGATGTGAGGCAAGATTCTGATTTTTCCTGCGGCGCGGCGGCGGCCATGAGTGTGGGTCTGTTCTTCGGAGTCGGTCCGGCAACGTTGCCTGAGTGGGAAAAGGCCCTCGGTACGAACGTTGAAAAGAGCACGACGCCCCGGGCGATCGTCGAATACCTGACCTTGCTGGGCCTGGAGGTCATCGGGCGCGGCGGGCTCACGATTGCCGATCTGATCGAAGTGGTGCGGCAGCGGAAGGTGGCCATCTGCCCAATCGACGATTACCACGGAGAGCAGGACCCGAAAGCAGCGGATGATTACGGCCATTGGGTGACAGTCGATGCGGTGGACGAGGAGTTCGTGATCGTCCAGGACCCCGCGCTCGAGAACCTTGAACGGGCCCCGGGCGGCGACGTGCCGGCAAGCCAGGCCGATCCCAGTGGGAACATTGCCGCGCCGGGCAAGAAGCCGATCCTCTTCCGTGAATGGATGAGAGACTGGCACGACACAGGCCTTGAAGGAGAGGCTTACGACCAATTTGCGATCATTGTGGGACGGCCGGCGGGTACCACCCTGGACTGAATTAAAGGCGGTGCATGATGGCATCGAAGGAAGTTGACAATGCGACTGATTGAGCGACAGAACATCGGGGCATACACGCATAGGGCAGGCTGGATCTCGGTGATGAACGCGGTGCAAGCCGGACACTACCGACCGATCCAATCGCACAAATGGCAGATGAGCGACGGGCTGCCGATGATGGCACACGCGGCGCGGCTGCGGGAAAAGTACGGACTGGAGATGCTCTCGTGATTGATCGTCCTGCGGAACTACTGATTCCCGGCCGTGTGTTCCAGCCTGAATGCACGCTCAACGCGCACTGGCTCAACGCCGGGCTTTGCGAGTACGACGGCACGCTAAAGATGGCTTTCCGTCTCGGCCGTTGGCCATCGGCGATCGTGACTGCCACCGTGGATCGGGAGAATGGCTACCGCCTCTCCGATTACCGTTGGCACAACAGCCTCGGTCTTGGCAGTGGCGGGAACTATCATTTCGTCAACCCGGAAGATCCGCGGCTGATCGTGCTTGGCGACCGCCTCATCATGGTCTACGCGGCCATTATGAACGAGAGACACGATAGCGAGATATGGCTCTACGACCTGACGAAAGGGCACAAGTGGCGGCCGGCTTTCGGTGTCAATGGCAAGGCGAATGGGAAGGAAAAGAACTGGACGCCATTCATTTACGAGGGGAAGCTGCACTTCATTTATTCACACCACCCTTGGCGGATTATCACCCAGGGGCATCTGCAGGCCAACTGGCGGCAGCTCTACAGCCAGGCAATTGACTGGCCATGGAACGTGCGATACGGGACCGCCTACGCCTCGGGCTGGAATGAGTTGCGGGGCGGCACCCAGGCCGTGTTCTATCGGGGCGAATACTGGCATTTTTTCCACACTGCGAGGATGCTGGCATCCACTAAGATCTATGAGGTGGGGGCCTATTGTTTTGCGTTCGACGGTGAGAAGGCGACCGTGCGCTTGTTTACGCCGCGTCCGATCATGTCGGGCGAGCCACTTGATGGAACGCGCCCCTGGTGGGGCGGAGCGATAGCATCCGTCTTCCCATGCGGCGCTGTCAGTCAAGACGGCACTTGGATCATCAGCTACGGCTACCTGGACTCCAGCGTCAGAATTGCCGAGATCAACCATGAAGTGCTGTTGCAGCACATGGAGCCGTTAGAACCGGAGCGATGTGAGGCCCCGAAACTACCATATCGTGAAGCAGTTGCGTAACTGACTGTGAGAATTTGTTGACCCGAGGAGAACTGGAATGAACACGTCAAGCGCGGTCTTCTTTTCAATCGAGATGGCAATTTTCATCTTTTCAATCGGGATGATAATATTCATCTGCCGTATTCTTCTCAGGAGAAATAAAGCGGTAGCCGCCTTTCGGCATCGACTGGTCCATGAGTGCAAGGGCTATCGCGATTTTGCTGAATACGATGCCTTGCCGAGCTACACATCAATGGTTTACCATTTCTGGCGACCGCTGGAGTCATACCGAAGCCTGCTGTCGCGTGGATCAAGTAATACAGCATCCAATATGATTGTGCGAGCAATGAAATGAAGCGATTACTGGAACTAGCGAGCCTATGTGGCGTCTTCATCGTAATTGATAGTACACACCAATGGCTTGGGCCCGAGTGTAGGTGGACTTGGAAATGGTTGTTGAACTGGGCGGCCATCGTTGTGGCTCTTGAGATTTATGCTTTTTGTTTCCGTAACAGATACGTCGCGGAAACATTTACATCAATGTCCCTTGAGGAGCTGAGCCGTGTCATTCGACAAACCGCACCTGATCGTGCCCCGTAACAATCGTCCAGAGCCGACACCGATGGAAGACCGCGTTTACGATTCGGCCTTTCGGAACCTGGTCGACGAGGGTCTGCAAAAAAAGCCTGATCCTGTCGCCTACGCCCAACGCCGCCGACAGGACCTCTTGGACGAAATGAGCGATTGATGGTCACCGCCCCTCGCGTCACTGCCGACGAGCGCAAGCTGGCTCAAACGATGGACCGCGACAAACGCCGCGTTGCTCAACTCGGCATTGCCGCGGCTGGACGGATCGGCTTTCGTGCGCAGTCGGCTGCGGTACGGGCTGCGCGGGCTGGTGGCCACTTGACCGACATCATGCACCACTATGCCCGCGAGTTATGGCAGGCCGCGCCACTGCTGGCATCCGCGATGGCTGTGGGGCACCTGGTCGGCCGAGAACGAAGCGACCGTATCCACCGCGGCTTTCGCCAGGGCGTAGCGTTAGCCAGCGGGGCATTCCCCGGGATTGCCTCGGTTTATGACCCGGCCGCTGACTTCGTTTTGCGGCGGCTGGAGATGGATGACGAGGACCTAAACAGTATTACGAGCCTCTACCGGGCCGATGCCCTCCGCGTGCTGAAGACTACCACCGAGGGCGTAGAACAGGCCCTGGAGCGAGCGATAAGCAGCGGCCTGGTCGACGTGTTCGACGCGCAGGGTATGACCCCCGTCAGTAGCTTTCAGTTGGAGTCGATTTTTCGCACTCAGACCGCGATCGCCTACGGGGCCGGCCGATGGAACGCGGCGCAGGACCCCGACATCGACGACATTATCTGGGGGTACAAGTATGTTACCGTACACGATGATCGAGTGCGCGAAGAGCACCGCGGATTCGACGGGGTGACCTATCCCAAGGATGATCCGTTCTGGACGGTAAACTGGCCTCCGTGCGGATGGGCGTGTGTGCCCAAGGGGACGCAGGTCGTTACGTCAGGGGGCA